ATTCGAATCAAGCATGTTGTATCGAATTATTGGCAACAGATCTTTATGAATATCAGAACAGACATCCAAGAAATCAGTTGAATCTCTAAAGGATGTAGTGCTTGTAGATGGAGTAAGTCTCGTATAAATGTTTTTAAGTAAGACATTGAAGAAAGTTCTTTCGTTAATATTTCTGTACCAAGCTAAACTTTGATTTTTAGCTGTAACTGATCCCCAAAGTGAAATAATATCAGATTCTGTTAATTCAGTTCTACCAGAAAGATAATTTGATAATTCATCCACAATAACCAAATAAGGATTTCTCCATGTTGCCAATTCTGCTGGATACTTATCAATTCTACTATCTGAATTTATATTATAGAAAGAAACACCATCTGGCGGAACTGGATTATCAGATTCTAACTTCACATCTACTTTCACGATGTTCGGATAACTTTGAATGATGTCGATGATGTTTGAAAGATAGATTTCTACGTTAAAATCAGCATTCTTATCAAGCCAAGTGTAGATATCGTTTTTGATAGAAGTATGAACAGTATCTTTATCGATCAATTGTTTCGCGTAGATTTTTCCAGTTAGTTTGAACTTTTGGATGATTGGAGAGATGTAGACGTTTCTAACAGTTACTTGACTTCGTTCATTAAGTTTGTCTATTACTGAAATAATGTTGTCTGAGATAACAGAATTAGAAGTAGTGAAGTAAACTTTCTCTGCTGAACCTTGATTGGTTGCATACAAGCCTAAGTTATATTCTAAAGAATCCAGATAGTTTGTTGTATTGTAAAAAGCGAAGTTGTTAATGAAATATGGATCGTTTTGACTTCCAGACATCGAGAACTGATTTGTTGCTGATGTGTAACTAATCGTAATTTCAGGAAACGCCAACGTAGTTCCAATCAATTCAGTTCTTAGTTCATTTTGGATCGTAGTTGCAATCTCAGAGAAACTTGTTGCTGCTGAAAGTGAAATTGCAGCAGAAGTTGTTAGTGCGTTTGTTAGAACATCTCCAGTTGAAGAAGTACCAACGAATAACATCAATTGTTTGTTATCGAATGAAGTCTTAACCGTATCTAAAGAAGTCGGTACTGTAGCATACGTATCAGTCCAAAATGCTCCGCTTGTCTCATAATTTTTCAACTGTTCAACTACATTCTCTTTGATGTAAAGATTGAAATAACTTTGTTGTGGAATAGCATCTTCATCGAAGTTATAATCTAAAATAGCATCTTCTAATCCGTTATCTGGAGTTCTTACTGTATGAACATCGCTATCTAAATTGTAAAGCGAACCGAGACAACTAACAAGAACACAATTGAAAAGTTTCAGAATAGGTTCTTTAGTGGTTCCTTCATATTCTTCTTGTTCTCCCCAAGCAATCGCATTTCTGATATCAATTGGAGAAGTAAGTGATTTCAGATAGTAGATGTAATCTCTCTTAGCAACCAATCTATCTAATGAATAGTAGATAGCAGGTGAATTTAGCCGAATGGAATCGATATCTTCCATATCAGCTCCACCCATCAAGTTACTTAAGAAATAAAATTCTACATTTGAAGTAACATCTTTACTTACATTTCCGTTTAATAGAATTGAAGTACTTCCGTTTATCTTCTGATCGATGATTCCAGTTTGATTTGCTTCTAAACCTTTTGTTGAAAGATAATCCACGTAAATGTTATCGTAAGTAGTAAGTGGGCCAGAAGCACTAAGAGTAGCTCCAAGTGCAGCATACTGAGCATCACCAAACATCAATTCGATATTTTCATCAGTAGAAGTTCGAATTACGCAAACTTTCTGTTCATCGCCTTTGATGAAGTTTCCGATACTTTCCCAGTTAATTAAACTTCTTCTATCTACATCATAAAGTGTATCATCTGATTTAATATTTCCAACGTATACTTTCGTAAGTGGAACATCTAAATCTTCTGAACCGTAGTAGTTGCTGAAAGAAGAATCATAGATTTTGTAGGTTTGAAACTTTTGACTTACTTGAGTGTTCGTTTGTCCATCGATGATTGCTGTCTTCTGAGTTCCTTGAATCAACCAAATATCATTGCTATCGTCATCTACTTCTATTAACTTTTGATAATTAGCACCAGAAGTAGTAATAGCAGTTACATCTGCTGTTGTGAAAGTGTAAGTGAATCCAGTTTTCAGAAGAAGATCTTTTGAGTTGTAAGTGAATTTAGTATAGATTGGAATTTGGAGAAGATCTCCAGCAGTTACTTTGCTTGCTAAATTTGCATCACCTTTTAGTTTGAGATACATTTTAGCAGAAGCTGGAACTGGTCTTGAAATGACGTAGCCAAGTTGTTTTGCAAGTAGAATGACAGAAGAACGTAGTTTGGCAGTATCCATGAAGCATTCTTCTGCTCTACGTTCGATGTTGTAGTTAACTAAATCAGTACAAGCAGCAAAGATTTCTATAAGAGTTTGAGCAACTGCAGATTCTCGAAAGTTATCAAATCTTGAATCTGCTTTCAACTTATTCGTAATCTGAATGATGATGTCATCGTAGGTCAGATTGTTGTACTTGAGAAAGTTGGTTGCCATCTGTGATTAACCTCTAAAGGTAAGAAGAATCGATTCAAAAGTATTTATATGTGTCTGAAAACTTGATTTTAAGGTTCAGATCAATTATATTTTAAGAGTAGGCAGAAAGAAACAACAAACAAAAGGAGTCAAAGATGATTTTCGTTTTGACCATCAACAATGATAACAATACTGAGATTCTTGACGATTACACCGGAGATAAGATCACCATCGATCTTTTTGGTACCTTCGAGAATCATTATTATCCGAGTTACGACATTCTCGTTTCTTTCTGAAAGGGATTAGAAATGAAAACAAAGCTTTGTTGTTGTTGTCATCAGCAAGTTACACATACACGAAAATGTATTAGTTGTGCTAGAGAGTATTGTTTCTCTTGTTTGAAGAAAATGAAAGTTAATTCGAGTAAATCTCACGTTTCTGGTTGTAATAACTGCATTAGGTGAGTGGATTTGATTCAATAAAAGAGGAAACCAATGAAAGAACAATATCGTCAGTGGGATATTCAAAAAACTCCAGTTGATTGTGATCTTTGTCCTTTGAATATTGTTTGTAATATTCTTATTACTGGAAGTGATGATTGTACTATTGTTTGGAGAAAGATTCGAGCAAATTTGAAAATCTCAAAGGAGCAAAAATGAATTACAAGAACATTGATGACCGATGGACGATGATTGGAGCTCTCATCGAGAAACATGGAACAGAAGATGAAAAGATTGCTTGGGCCCTTTGTCGTGGAGATTCCGCTGAATGGAAGTTGAAGGGCGCAAAAACAGACGAAGACAATTATCACAGAGATTTGCCTACTTTAGTAACGAAGGAAGAAGATGACACAAGGAAACATATTTGATGAGATAGTTTATTTGGCAGCACGAAAAGCTCAACAGAAGCATACTTACGACGTTGCTTCTGAACTTTCTCGTCTCAAGAAGGAATTCGATCAGATGTTTGATGAAGCAATCGCAACTTATAGCGCAGAACTTTAGAGAAATGAGTTGAAGATGAAAGACCTTACAATTGCAGTTCAATTCCATCAATTTGGCTGTATACTACAAGACTACATTCTTGAGCATCCAGGAACTGAAATTGCTAACATTAAGATGGTAGAGTTCATCAACTGGTTCGCAGATAAAGCAACAATTGAATTAGATGGAGGAACTAAAATATGTCAGTAAAATGTGATCGCTGTGGATTCACTGGACCTACTTGGAAGAAGCACGATACAAAAAAGTGTTCTACTGTTCCTCCAACAAAACCATCTCATACGTATTTGGAAATTGTAGGATTTATTCTTGAATTGGCGAAATATAATGCAATGGACAGACAATCAACAACTTTTCACGAAATCACAAGGATACAACACAACCTTTACCTTACTCTGACAACCGAATCCATGAATCTACCTCTTTAAAGAAAGTTAAACTCTTTCTCATCAAAGTTTCCAAGTCGAGCATCATCATCGAAGTACATAATTGGCTTGTCTTCCTCTTCTTCAATCTTCTTCGTAAGTAAATACTGTTTATCTACTTTCTGAACATCTGTATTCTTTTTATCATAATACAGAGTAGTCATAACATACAATCCCCACATCAAAGCAGTAACACTATCATCATGCGCAGTATCACTTTCACACTTGAACACGTTCTGACTTACTTCTACGAATAAAGAAAGCTCTTGTAAAGTTTGTTGATCTACTACTGTTAAGAATCCTTCTTCAATCATTTCTTTTAAATTAATTACTGCTGATAGTTTATTTTGTTTGTTAGAATTTATTCCCAATCCAACTTTATCACAGTTACAAATATGCTCGTATTCAAATTCGTACCAAATTGATTGTAATACTTCTCCACCAACTCCATTCGATTCTACCATCATCTGAGCATTGTTGTAGTATTCAGATACAGAAATACAAATCTGTGCGAAGTTGTAAGTTGAGATACGATTGTCCCTAAAGATTGCTACTTGTTGGATTGTGAAGTCATCTACTACTTTGATAACTTGAATACAAGAGAAGTCAGCTCCTGTACCTTTCGCTGAATCTACTCCAAGATAATACAGAGAACCTT